CCCGACTGCGTATCGCCGTATGCATTCATCCATCATTGAAACATCGACGGCATGGGCGTACGCCACCGCAGCCAGCGGCGGCGTGTCTGACGTAACGTCTGCCTCGCTCACGGCTTACGCTCGACGCGCCGAGGCCGGCGGCTACGACTCGGCCGTGGTCGAGGCGTTCGCTGCCACGCTGCCGGCCGACGTGGTGCTGTACCCGTACTGGGTGCCTGTGCTGGCCGACACCATCGCCAGGCGTGAGCGGTGCAGGGTGGTGTCGTTCTCGGTGCCGCGCAGCCACGGGAAGACGCTCCTAGCCGCCCTGCTGGCCGGGTGGGTCCTGAGAGAGCCCGATGCCGACCGGCTCGTTGTGAGCGCCGCCACGGCCCTCTCACAGGCCCGCCTGTCCATGGAGGCCCTAGCCAAGATCCACTGGCCGGCTGACGGCAAGACGACGCCCTGGGCGGCCCGCATGAGCAACAACCAGCCGATGCTGCGCCACGGCAAGGGCAAGATGCTGCCCATCGCCAGGGACGCCAAGCGGGCGGACGGCGTGACGCCCGCCCTGGTGCTGGCCGACGAGGCGGCCCGCCTGCAGGGGGACTACCTGAGCCGGTTGATGACGGCCGCGACCAAGACGGCCGAGGGGCGGCTGCTGATGACCACCACGGCCGACGACGACCTGAGCCTGCCCTGGGCCGGCTGGCGGCAGGAGGCCGAGGCGCAGCTGCTGGCCGGCCGCCTGCGCGAGGACTGGGCGGTGCACCATTGGGCGTCCGATGCGGGCGCCGACATCCACGACCCGGTCCAGTGGCGCAAGGCCAACCCGCAGCTGTGGATCGAGGGCGGGCACATCACCGAGGACACCATCAGGTCGGAACTAGCGTTCCTGGGCAGCCGGTCGGACGGCGTCGAGGAGTTCCGCACCCAGCGCCTGAACCTGCCCGGCGGCAGCCTCGCCAGCGTCGGCATCGACGCGGCCGTGCTCGAGCAGGCCCGATTCGACTGGCGCCTCGAGGACGTGCGCGGCCGACGCGCCTGGGCGTTCATCGACTTCAGCCTGGGGAGCGTCGTGGGGGCCCGCGCCGACCTGACGAGCGTGGGGGTGGTGGTGGACGGCGGGGAGTTTGGGCTGCTGCGCACCTGGTCGTTCACCTGCGGGGAACTCGGGCACATGAAGCAGCAGCGGCCCTGGCTGCACGAATTGGTCCAGCAGGGGCACGTCCACCACAACGACGGGCAATTAATTGACTTTGACGCCGTGGAAGGACTGCTGGGACAACTTGGTAGCACCCTCCAACTCGAGGCCGTCGGCGTCGACGAGGTCGGTTGGACGCAGAATTGGGTCCGGCAGGTCATGGTCGACAAACTGAACCTGCCGGTGGAGGCTCGGTCACAGTCGATCCGGGAGCAGGCGCCCGCCTGGTCGACCTTCGTGGCGCTCATCCGCATGAAGGCCCTGCGCTACCACGACGACCCGGTGCTGCTGCACCAACTGCGGCACGCCACGACCAAGACCTACGACGGCGGGCTGGTCAAGCTTCAGAAACGCGACGGGCAGAACATCGACGCCCTGGTGGCGGCCTGCAATGCGGCCCGCCTGTTCGAGCTGCGCGGGCGTTCCCAGCAGTGGATGCCGCCGTCCGGCGTGATGACCATCTGACGCCACCTAGCGGACAGTTCGACTATTTGCGCAATGTGACAAAAAATGTCACGTTCGCCTATTGACAGAAAAAGCGCGTACTCAAACTGGGGGAGGCGTGGGATTCTTCTCGCGCCTAGGCAGATACTTCATCGGCGGATTCGACGCCTCGCTGCTCGTTGAGACCTCGAGCACGACTGACGTCGAGGCCCTGCCCGGCGTGCAACGTGCCATCGAGGGCGTTGCGTCGATGCTCGCCAGCACGACCATCTGCGTCTACGACAGCCAAGACCAAGAGGTGCAGCCGGCTGCCCTGAGCCTGATGACGGGCCGGGCGACCGAGATGGTCAACGGATGGGAACTGCGGCGGTGGCTGGTGTCCGACGCCATGACGCAGGGCAACGCCTACGCCTACATCGCTAGGACCTACGCCGGCGAGGCAGCGGAAATCATCCCTCTCGACCGCGGCCGAGTCGTCATCGACTGGGCGGCAAACCCGTTCCGGTACCTGCTCGATGGCCAGCCAGTGCCGTCCAGTGACATCATTCACGTCAAAGGCGGCTACAGCCGGTGGGCGTTCATCGGTGAAAGCCCGCTAGACAAGTGCCGAACGCAGTTGAAACTGGTGGCCGACCTCGACGCCTGGGCGGCCACGATGGCTGCCACCGGTACGACCCGGCGCCTGTCGTTCCAATTCCCCACGCCGATCAGCGAGCAGGCTAAGCAGACGATTCTTCTCGCCTGGAAGGCCAAGCATGCCAAGTCAGGCGGTGCATCCGAGCCGCTGATCATCGACGGCGGCGGCAAGATCGAGGGCGTCAGCGGCCAGGGTGACCTTGATGCCGTGACGGCGGCCCGCACGGCTGCCATGGGCGAGATTGCCCGAGCGCTCAACGTCCCGCTGTCGTTCCTGGCTGCGACAGAAAGTGGCACACAGATCGACCTGAACGCTCAGCGGGCGTTGGTCGATCAGACGCTGCGCCCGTGGGCCAAGCGGATTGACGCCGAACTGATGGCGAAGCTGCTGCCCGGCTACCGCGTCGAGCACGACCTGCAGGAACTGCTCCGCGGCACGATGAAGGACACCGCCAAGGAACTGTCCAAGCTCGTCATGTCTGGCGTCCTGACTCCCAACGACGCCAGGTGGTTCATCGGCATGCAGCCGGTGAAGGACCCGATGGCTGACGAACTGATGATGCGGTTGGACACCGCGGCCGGTCAGGCCGAGGTCAACGGCGACCGCGAGGACGAAGAAAGCGAGTCTCCCGATGCAGATTGACCGCCGGTCGTTCGAGGTCCGCGCAGACGTCGAGGGCAACACCGTTTCCGGGCTGGCGATCCCGTACGGGACGGATTCGGCTCCGCTGCCGTTCATCGAGACCATCCAACGTGGCGCGTTCGCTGCCGACCTCGGCAAGCGGAACGTGTCGCTGCTGGTCGAGCACGACGGCGGGCGCGTGCTCGCGGACACCCGCAGCGGCACCCTCGACCTCGAGGAGACCGAGCGCGGCGTGACGTTCGCCGCTCGCCTGCCTGACACCCGCGACGGGCAGGACATGCGCGTCCTGCTCCGCGATGGGATCTACCAAAACATGTCGTTTGGGTTCGCGGTCGACAAGGACGAGTGGGCGGGCAACCGCCGGACCGTCGTGTCGGCCCGCCTTTACGAGGTCTCGCTCGTTCACACGCCCGCCTACGAGGCGACCGCGGCCGCGGTCCGGGCGTTTCGCCATTCCACCGGGCTCGTTGCTCGGTACCTGCGGCTGCGGATTGGAGACCTGAAATGACCGTGACCCCCGAAGCACTCCGTGAGAAGCGTTCGCAGCTCGTCGCTGCGTGCGAGCAGTACGCCGAAACCGCAACGCCGGACGCCGTGAAGGCGTTCGATGCTGCGGAAGAAGAAATCCGCGCCATCGACGGCCAGTTGTCGAGCCTGTCGGTGCGCAGCCGGCTGGACGCCGTCAAGGCGGCCGGCAACCAGGTGCTGCGGCCTGAAAGCCGCGCAGGCGCCCGCACGACCGTGCAGGACCTCGCCCGGCAGATTCAGCGCCGTGATACCACGCCGCTGGATCTTGACATGCGCACGCTGCTGACTGTCGCCACGGCTGCGACGGCTGGCAATACGACCGTCACCCAGCAGACTGGCGAGTTCGTCAAGTGGTTGGATTGGGATAACCCGGTCCGCATGCTGGCTACTGTCCAGTCGTTCCCGACCAACCTCGATCTTCCCGTGATCGATGCGAAGATGACCGCTTCCTACGTTTCGGAATCGACCCAGGCAGCGGCAAACAATTACCCCGAAAGCAACTTCACCACCATCAAGAAGTCTTTCACGGCCCACAAGACCGCGGCGTATACCGACATCACCGAGGAGTTGCTGAACGACTCCGTGGTGGACCTGGCTGCCGAGATCGTCATCGATCACGCTCGTGCGCACGGCAAGGCCCGCGCTGATAAGCACGTTGTCGGCAACGGATCCGGCCAGGAAGAGGGGATCGCTATCCCTGGCAATTGGGACACCGCCAACGTGGTCAAGACCGGCGCCGTCGGCACTGAAGCTGACTTCGATGACATCATTACGCTGTACTCGAAGATCAAGCCTGGATACCAGCAGAACGGCAGCTGGATCATGAACGCGAACACCTGGGCGACCCTGCTCAAGATTCGTGACGCTGGCGCGACCGGGAAGTACCTGTACGACGGCATGCAGGGCATGCTGCTGCAGGACGGCAGCACTGGCCGCCTGATGGGCCGTCCGGTGTACATCAGCGAGTACATGCCCGACGCGGGTGCGCAGGCCAGCACGGCGATCTTCTTCGGCGACCTCAGCCGCGGCTACCGCATCGTGGACCGCACCCAGGTGACGTTCCGTGTGGATCCCTACACCGTCGGCCTGGCGGGCAAGGTCCGCTACCTGTCAATGATGCGCTCCGACGGGAAGATCGTCGACAAG